GCATTTCCATATACCGATGAAATACCATCAATAATAGCTTCATCATACACTAACGCGTTTTGAAAAATGTTTGTTTGACCAGTGACAAGAGCATCATCTGATATCTTTGCGTTGTCGTATACATTCGCTTGATCTTTTACTCTTGCATTTCGGTCGACTTTTGCTTTATCATATACGAGCGCGCTATCATATATCCAGCAATCACCTTCATGCGAAAGGTTAGCTTCGTTTTCAACGAACCCGCCGATATCTCCAGCGCTTACATCTGCAAAATCTCGAAGTGCTTGAACCGCGTATAGTTTTCTTTGGCCAACTCGAATGTCGATATCACGATTGAGTTTGTACTTAGGTTGATGCATCATCCACTTTAATTTCATTAAACGTTAATTCAAACGTTGGGAGTTTCACTTTTTTCATATCAGGTAAGTCTTTCGAATACGAAACAGACACGTGTGGTTTGTATTCTGGCCAAGCATCTTTCATATCATACACGTCTGCATAGTGGTTACGAAGACGAGCAATCATTGGAGACTCGATCTTCAAAACCGGTATGTCATTATTAACCCCAAGCATCATAATGTCAACTACTTTTGCTGTGCCAGAAGGAGCAATTGCTTTTATATGATTCGGTAAGTCGTGTTTTGACGTAGTAAAGAATATTGTTGTATGGAAGTCAAAGTCTTCTTCGTCCTGCTTTGTACCATCGTATTTTGCAGTAAGATCAAAGCCATTTTCTTTTGCCCAAGCACGAAGTTTGCGTTGTGTAGCCGCATCGTATTGAACAGCTACATACTTTTCTGTAGGTGCTTTTTCCATAAAATCCTTAAATTTAATCATAATAAGTTTTTCCTGATTTTACTTCATCGAGTTCATTCTTTAGTTCTATGATTGCTTCTATTAACAACGGAACTAATCTTTCATATCTAACCGTTAAATATTTCTCGTCGATTGGAGCAGGAGCAACAACCTCGGGCATAATACGCTGGACTTCTTGAGCAGAGACACCGACCTCACGTTTAACTTCGTATCCTAAAGCTTGTGCTGTTTCATTCGCTTCATAATAAAACCCAGACAGCGTCATAACCTTATCGAGCGCGTTCTCAATATATCCAAGCTTATTTTTTAACCTATCGTCTGAGTAATACGCTGTAATGTTATTTGTCGCTCGAATTTCTCCAGAAACACTTGATGCTGCAGTGCCTACACCTAGACTATTTACCTGATAATCGTTTATAGTGTTTAAGGCGTTTGCTGTAGTTGCAGTTGTAGCTGTAGTTGCGGTTGTAGCACTCGTCGCTGTTGCAGCATTGCCACTAATAGAAATTGCCCAAGTGCCAGAGGCTCCTGTCCCAGTGAGTGTTGGCGCATACGAGTTATAATTTAAGCTATCTAGATTCAATCTCCAAGCATACCAAGTACCATTATAATATGCTCGAGAGTATATTTGACCGCTATTGTACACTGTATATCTTTGATATACCATAACACCGTCAGCTAGAACTTCTAGCATGCCCGCTGCAGCAACAGGATAATTTGTGCCACTGCTAGCATTCGCATTTGTGTTTTGGTGATAAAATCCTACAGCAGTATATGTGTTTAAGTCGACTGATCCACCGATGTCGGCACCTTTTGTAAAGGTATCTGTTGCCGGAGCTTTTGAGTTTAATTGTGTTTGAATATTTGATGTTACGCCGTCAGAATAATTTAATTCAGTTACGGTCGCAGTAAGTCCGGATAAGGTACTGACTGACGATGCAGTTGTAGCACTCGTAGCTGTTGCAGCATTGCCATTGATGGAAATATTCCAAGTACCTGAAGCTCCTGCGCCAGTTTTAGAAGGAGCGTCATTAGCAATTTCAGCATTTACAAATTCTGTTGTAGCTATTTGTGTATTACTTGTTCCCACAGATGCTGTTGGAGCAGTAGGTACACCAGTAAATACGGGTGACGCAAGAGGAGATTTTGAATTTAACTGCGTCTGAATACTTGATGTTACACCATTTGCATAATTTAATTCAGTTACGGTCGCAGTAAGTCCAGATAAGGTACTAACGGTTGTAGCAGTGTTCGCGTTGCCATTGATGGAAATATTCCAAGTACCTGAAGCTCCAGTACCAGTTTTAGAGGGAGCATCGTTGGCGATCTCGGCATTTACAAATGCAGTTGTAGCTATTTGTGTGGTGTTTGTTCCAACTGCTGCTGTTGGAGCAGCAGGAGTACCTGTAAATGTAGGAGATGCAAGAGGTGATTTTGAATTTAGTTGTGTTTGAATACTCGATGTTACACCATTTGCATAATTTAATTCCGCAATTGTTGCGGTTAAGTTGGTTAGTGTTATTGCTGTATCTGCGCTTGAAGCGTTTGTGGCTGTTGACGCGTTACCAATAAGATTTGCAGTAATAGTATTTGCTGCAAAGTTACGAGATGCATCTCTTACTACAACCTTGCCAGCAGTTGATGCGTCTGTAGCATCAACCGCCCATGTAGTAGCTGTACCACCATTAAAATTTGAACCAGTTAAGTAACTTCCACGAGTAAGTGTTTGTGTAGTATTTGCTGTAAGAGTAATGTTAACTGAACCGTTAAAGGAAACACCATTGATAGTTCGTGCATTTAAAAATTGAGATGTAGTTGTAGAATTTCCTACTATATTTGCAGTAATAGTATTTGCAGTAAAATTACCAGATGAATCGCGAACAACAACTGTACTATTGTTTGCAACTTGAATATTATCAATTGCATATGCAAGTTTATAAAAATTATCATCTAGTTCTGCAAATGTTAAAGCAGAACCCTTTTCATTTCTATAAAGAATATCGTCAACAGTTGACATTAGGTAATATCTCCATTTGGGCCGTAATACTTCCCTACGTATGAAACATAGGTATTACTAGAATAACCCGGGTTATTCTCTATATATCCTGATTTGACATAATCAAAAATAGTTTTTTCGGCATCACTTAATAATTCTACAAACAAATAAATTTGAGCTGCTAGCGCAGTCCTTATAGATGTATTAGCTTCTCTTGTTTGTAATTGTAAAAGAGTTTCATAATCAGGATTGCCTTCTCTCAATACGTCTAAATCATTAATAAGAGCAAGTTTATTTTCAGGTAGATTGGTAGTATTGTACTCATCTACAAGCATTTGTACTGCTGTTTCGTATGTGTAATTCGGTATATTCATCCAACAAACACACTCGCTGAAGCTTCTCCGGCAGCATTTGGAAACCAGTCTTTACCACAACTATCAGTACCGTGTCCACCTGTAGCATCTCCAAGTCTGTGAACAGCTATACCATTAAAGAAAACTGTTCCAGATCCTGCAACAGCAGGATCACCACATGCGGTTGTATCTCCTACAACAATAGCAAGTTCACCATTAATATACACACTTGTATTTAGTCCTGATACATATGCGGTTTGATGAAAAGGATCACACGGCGAGGCATGCCCGATATGTTTATCACCGTTACGAACTACTGCCGGCATCTTCTTTCTTCCTTATGACTGCCATGTTACCCATGATTTCCCATTCAAGAAGAGTTTGATCGTCCCAGCCCATTTGTTTCATAAGCGCAGCATTAAACTCAATGTAAGGCTCGCCGTACTCATCTTCTTTTACTGTCGATACACCAATAATATCTGCCATATTTATAGTCCGAGTCGATCACGTTCAATGATATAAGACTTGACCAACTTTGATCTCACAATGTCTTCTACTTGGAAGTCGACAAATTCAAACTCTTTCATACGTTCAATGATTTTCATGAAGTCGCGAAGACCCGAAAGTTCCTTCTTACGCTCTGAAGTAAGATCGTCTTGTTTTACGTCACCACAAAAGATGATTCTGCAATTTTCACCAACACGAGTCATAACGGTATGAAGTTCACCGTCTCCCATATTCTGAACTTCGTCGACGAGAAGAATACAATCATCAAACGTCTCACCACGAAGATATGATGTAGTAATAAAATCTACATAACCTTTGCCCTTAAGCACTTCATACGCATCGCCTCTACCAAATAACTTAGTCGCAATAGGAACATATGGAGCTTCAAAGACTTTTGCTTTATCCTTCAATGACCCTGGTAAGAATCCCTGATCACGAGTTGATACCGTTGAACGAACAATATAGACTTTCTTATACGGCGAATTTGCCTTAAGTACTTCTTTGAGTGCAAAGTGCAGGCCAAGAAATGTTTTTCCTGTGCCAGCGATACCATGAAGCATCATATTATACCCATCATCCCAACGATCAAACGCTAGCCTTTGATTATCAGTCATTGGGGATATATCAGACTTCATGACAAACATCTTTGTCTCGCCTGATTCAACTGTTCCGTCTTGCTTTAAGATTCTTTTTTGCCGCTTTGTTAGTCTTTGTTGTTGTAGAGGCATTATTGGTCCTTGTATTAAAGAGTATCAATCGTAGAATACTTGTGCGCTGACTTAGCTTTTATAAGGACGTCGTTGAAGCTCTTGTCGATTTTGCGCACACCCATCCGCACCGGGTCAGCAAAGCCCGGTGTTGCTAGATTCTGCTTGATATGAGGGTTATTTGTAAGAAATTCATCTCTCTCAGCGAAAGACATAATCTCGGTGAAAACTTCTTCAGTTTCAGTGTTGGTAAAGGTGTAGGTTGGCATAATAACTCCGATAAAAGAAAAGGGTCCCATGATAGGGACCCGTTCACTACCACAATAGTATTTATTCAATACTTAAGTGATAAGTTCATAAATGTGACGCCAATTTTGTACACGAGTAACATCATCATGATGTTGATGTCTATTATGGCCGTGGTCAAGAAGCAAAGAATCTAGGCCTGCATTCAGTCCTGCGATTGCGTTCTCAAATTTATCTTCAACCCAGATACAACCACTGTCTTTGTACTCAGCTAGAGCTTCGTCTTTGTCAGCACCAGTGTCGAGACACAAGATTTTTTCAAAAGTGGTTTCACCAAACAGACGATGGATGTTCCGTTTACGCAGTTCTCCAGCGTAAGGATCTTTACTCAAAGACGTAATGCAGTGGAACACATATCCATGTTCTTCGTGCAGTTTACGAACATACTTAATAGCATCTCGGAAAGGTGGAAGGTGTTCGATTCGCGCACTCTCATTGAAGTGTCGAGCGAGAGCTTTTGCCTTCTCCTTCGAGATATTGAAGGTCTCTTCGATCCTGTACTCATCGTTTTTAACGATTGGATACCCGTGGAATTTCATCCATCCAGCAAATGAGTGGAACCAATCGAGTAGTACCCCGTCAGCGTCAACGAGGATTAGTTTATCACGTAGTTTCATAGTAAAGCCTTTCCTTACATGATCAATATAATCACTAGCAGAAAAATGTCAATGGCTAATATCACTTTCGAAGAAACTATTTTTTCGTAACGATTTTTCTTCGCGCTGTTGTTTCACGAATTCTTTCTTCGGATTATAGCGTTTACCATCTTTTTTAACATCGTCAGACGATCCCCACTCGTCGTCGTGCCAATCTTTAAACTTCTTCTGCTTTTTCGCCATTTTTTGGCTTACGTCCTCTTTTAGGTTGTTCTGCAATAACTGGTAGATTTAAGCCTAAGCCTTCATTGATTACGTCGGCGGTTAGTCCTTTTGGCGGTGTTTGTAGAAGGACTAACTCCATGAGCTTAGCGTCTTCTTTGTCGATACTCTCGAGCAACTCAATGAACAGGAATTCTCTTCTGTACTGATTAAGTCTATCACCATCATAACCCTTAATGAAGTATCGAAGCTTTCGGGTTTGGCGATATAGCATGCCTTGCGACTCAACATGGGGCGAAGGCTTGTAAGGTGGAACACTATCAGAAGGAATATTCCACTTAAAGTTTTCTTTGTCGAACATTACCGACATGAGGGTTCGAAGAGATTGACTGTTGTTTCTTTTGAGAAAGTCGATCTTTTCTTCACGTGTCGGTAATGTTGATGTTTTGTTCACAATCTCAGATAATGAAAGTGTTGCCAATATAGTTCTCCGGTTGAGCTCACTCAGAACTCATTCAAGGACTCCGTGAGCAGTTTAAGACGATTTTTGATAAAGTAGTTGAGAAGCTGCGAACGATCTTTCGTATTTTCTTTGTTATACTCTTCAAGAATACGCTCTTTAAGGTGAGCAGGAACTTGAGAAAGATCAATGAGGGATTGATTTCGAGCATAGTTTCGCTTAACTTCTGAACTCATTTTATTTATATCGATCCACTCTTCCAGCCTTTTCTTAGTGACTGGCTTCTGACGAGTGCCTACAACAAACGAGTTGTCAGCTGACAGGATGTTAGGGATACCGTCACCAGCATCACCTTTCATGATGTGTTCGTACAAATACTGCTCAGGGTTAGAGTGAGTAACCCACTTCTTCATCACGGGGTTGTACTGTTTAATATTAGCATACTTGTGAAGTTGAATGTAGTCTTTATCACCGGAGAGAATAAGGAACTTCTCGCCAGCGTTAAGTTCACGACCTTCTTGATGGATAATGGTACCAATGATGTCGTCAGCTTCACATGCGTCGATTTGAATTACTTTGTATGGGAAAATGGTTTTAAGCTCTTCGCGGATTTTGTTGAGAGCATTAAAGATCGAAGTCCAATCGAGTTCAGACTCCTCACGACTCTTACGACGAGATGCTTTGTAGTAAGGAAATTGTGTACGACGCCAGTAGTTTTTGTCGTCGGCACAGATGATAAGCTCGCCAAATTCTTCTTTGAACTTCATACGATTAAAGCGGATAGAGTTGAGAACCATATGACGAATCATATTCTCATCTACTTCTGCGTTGTGGTGATTGCCAATCTGCATCATGAGATTGGCAATCATAACTTGGTTAAGATCGACCAAAACGGCCATTGTGTTACTCCTATTCTAGACTATACAATTATATATCATCTTTGGAGAATGTCAACGGTAAACTTTCAAAATGATAGTTTCTTCGTTGAGTCGGCCATTTGCTGGTGCAGACTTAGTCTTTAGATCAAGGAAGATCTTAGTAGCTCGAGCCTTCGTTGTGGCCCCGATATCTTTCAACACATCCTCTGGCTTGCGCAAAGTCTTCTTTAAGCAAGACTCTTCTCTCATATTTGTAATCGTTGTGCCCTTGATCGAGAAGCCATCTACCGATGCAGCCACGAGTTGGATCAGATGGCGATATTTAGTATTGAATAGATACACCTCAGTTGCACCTACGATGGCTGCAGGATCAACCGAAGTGAGTTTATACTCAGCACTATCTTTCTGATACTTAACCTTTGCAATCAGTTTTTCGACTGGCACTTTTTTCTTTGCACGAGGCTTTCGTACAGCTTGAACCTTTGAAGCAGTCGCAGCGTTGATGAACTTTTGACAGTCGTCGATGATGTTCTTGATGAATGCCAAATAGTCCTTCTTGTCTTTTGCAGTCTTTAGATGGCGATAACCTTCTACTAGATCAGGCGTTTTTTGAGTCACTAGTTCTTCTGCTTCGTCGTACAGAGGTTTGTAATAGTCATAGACCTTTTGAGCAAGAGGCTTAGGCGCGTTAATCTTTTTCAGTTCGTTGAAGACCGAATAGTTTTCACCGTCGAGCCATACTTTAGGATCATGATACGTATCGATTACGTATTCAACCTCAGCAATAAAGTCGCTGATTTTTTCTGCAAGGATATCAGCAGATGTTTTGACTGGTGTAGATTTAGCTACCTCTACAACA